AGAAAGTAAGGTATTAATGACAAACGTAAATGGAAATTATAAAAAAGAAGCAATTGTAAAAGCCAAAGGTTATCGAATTAAAGGTAGAGCTAATTTAGCTAGAAAGCAAACTCATCTATATATGGCTAAAAAAGCTGCTAAGCATGGTAAACAATTTAAAACTTATGCTGGTCCAACAGTAGGAATGTTCAAAAAAACAGGAGCTGCTGCTTTAGGAACTGGTAAATTTGCTCTTAAACATGGAGCTTTAGGATTTCCTGGTTTAATTGCTACAGGAGCTTATTATGGAGCTAAAGCATTAGGTAAAAAATATGGTAGAAAATATCATTTTTCTCCAGTAAGACAATTTGATAAAAAAGGTAGAAAGATAATTTAATGTCAGATTCAAATCCAAATCACGGTGGTAAAAGAGAAGGTTCAGGTAGACCATTAGGGTCTAAAAGTACTAAACCTAAGTGGAAATCTATGGATGAAATGTCAGTAAAATATCAACATAGCCCTTTAGATTATATGTTAGCTGTGTTAAACAATCCTATGAGTTCGCCTGATAGAAAAATGTATGCAGCCGAAAAGGCAGCACCATTTGTTCATCCAAGGTTAGCTTCAACACAATCTAGAATAGGATCTGATGAACCAATTGAAATCAAAGTCGAGTGGCAAAAAGACCAAGAAAATAAAAAAGATTGAGATTCCGTATAAACCAAGAGAATATCAATTAGAAGTACATAATAGTAAAAAAAGATTTAATGTATTGGTTTGTCATAGACGATTCGGCAAATCAGTATTATCAATAAACGAATTAATTAAAACAGCAGCAGGAAAACCAAGATCGCTGTTAGCTTTTATAGCTCCTACTTATAGACAAGGTAAATCAATTGCCTGGGAGTATTTAAAGTTTTATACAAAACCATTAATGTATTTTGGTGGTAGTAGAAACGAAACAGAATTAAGAATAGATTTATTTAACGGAAGCCGTATTCAAATATTTGGTGCAGACAATCCAGACTCAATTCGTGGAATGGGATTTGACGGAGTGGTTTTGGATGAATATGCAATTATGTCTCCTAGAGTTTGGACAGAGATCGTAAGACCTGCTGTATCAGACAAGTTAGGATGGGTTATGTTTATAGGTACACCCATGGGACATAATCAGTTCTGGGAAGTCTATGACTTTGCTCAACGTGGTCATCAAGACTGGATGGGTAAGATCTATAGAGCCTCAGATACTAAAGTAATTCCAGAAGAAGAGCTGGAACAGGCACGTGCCATAATGACTGAAGAACAGTATGAGCAAGAATTTGAATGCTCTTTTACTGCAGCAGTCTCAGGCAGTTATTACGGAAGATTAATAACGAAAGCCGATAATGAAAAAAGGATCGGAACCGTGCCTTTAGATTCAAACGTAGGTGTAGAAACGTGGTGGGACTTAGGTATAGGAGACTCGACAGCAATTTGGTTTGCACAAAGAGTAGGGCAGGAAATACACCTTATTGATTACTACGAAACTTCAGGTGAGTCATTAGCACACTATGCTGATAAACTTGAAGAAAAAGGATATGCTTATTCTAACCATATAGCTCCACACGATATAATGGCTAGAGAGTTAGGAACAGGCAAATCGAGATTAGAAGTTGCTAATGATTTAGGAATTGACTTTGAGGTCGCACCTAAGTTAGAAGTAGATCACGGAATTGAATCTGTGAGAAATTTTTTACCACATTGTTATTTTGATAGAGAAAAATGTAAAACAGGACTAGATGCATTAAGACAATATCGAAAACAATGGGACGATAAGAACCAAGTGTTTAAAAATAAACCGTTACATGATTGGTGTTCGCACGCAGCTGACGCTTTTAGATATGGTTGTGTTGCAGAACCAATTGATGTAACAGAATGGAATAGACCAATTAAAGTAGATACCAAATATATAGTATGAAGAAATCAGAAAAAGAAATTTTATCAATATTAAGTAGAGAAATACATAACGCATCAGGATTTATAGGAGGAGAATTAGTTTCTAAAAGAAAGAAATCTCTCGCTTATTATCTTGGTCAATCGTTAGGGAATGAACAAGAAGGTCGTTCTCAAGTAGTCTCAAATGATGTATTAGACACAGTAGAAAGTCTAATGCCGTCATTAATGAGAATATTTACTGCTGGCGATAATGTATTTCAATGTGAAGGCTCTGGACCAGAAGACGATGAAATGGCTCGTCAATGTTCAGATTACCTGAATTATGTTTTTTATAAAGAGAATGATGGCTTCTTAGCTTTATACTCTGCTTTTAAAGATGCACTAATTCAAAAGAATGGAATTTTAAAAATTTACTGGGATGATTCAGCTAAGACTGAAAGAGAAGAATATACAAGATTAACAGATGATGAGTTTAATGATCTTGTTGCAGATCCTCAAGTTAAAGTTTCAAATCATTCAGAATACGAAGAACCAATTACAGATGATCGTGGTAAAGAAATAGATGAAATTCTTTTACACGATGTGGTGATTCATAGAACAAGATTATATGGTCAGGTTAGAATTGAACCTGTACCACCTGAAGAATTTTTAATTGAAAGAAGATGCAAGTCTATAGATTCAGCTAACTTTGTTTGTCATAGAACGAACAAAACAAGAACAGAATTAGTTGAAATGGGATTTGATAAAGACATAGTAGATGGATTACCTACAGGAGATCCTGATTATTTTACAGAAGATAAAATGGTTAGACATGAAAGTGTAGACTTTTCACATGGTTTAGCTGATGGAGATAAAAGTACTAATGATGTTTTAGTTTATGAGTCTTATATTAAGATGGATGTTAATGAAGATGGTAAAGCAGAATTAGTAAAGATTACATCTGCAGGTGCAGGAACAGGTAAGATTTTAGATTTAGTAGAAGTAGATACTATTCCTTTTATATCTATGACACCAGTTATTATGCCTCACAGATTTCATGGAAGATCTGTTGCAGAATTAGTAGAAGATATTCAATTAATTAAATCTACTGTTATGAGACAAATGTTAGATAATATGTATCTAACAAACAATAACAGAGTAGCTGTCCAAGATGGACAAGTAGCTATGGATGATCTTTTAACAAATCGTCCAGGAGGAATTGTAAGAACTAAACAACCACCTCAAAATGTTATGATGCCTCTTCCAGCACAACCGATTACAGAACAAGCTAGTGGTATGTTAGCGTATTTAGATTCTGTTAAAGAAACTCGAACAGGAGTTACTAGACAATCACAAGGTTTAGAAGCTGATACTTTAAACAAAACAGCAACTGGACAAAATCAAATTTTAACTCAATCTCAAATGAGAATGGAGTTGATTGCTAGAATATTTGCTGAGACAGGTGTTAAAGACTTAGCTTTAAAAATATTTGAACTCGTTTGCAAATACCAGAATAAAGAAAAGATTGTAAGAATCAGAGGTAAGTATATACCGATGAGACCTTACGAATGGAAAGATAGAGTTAATGTTTCTGTAACTGTAGGATTAGGTACAGGATCAAAAGAACAACAATTAATTTTATTACATTCAATATTACAAAAACAAATGGAAGCTATAAACTTACAACAGAATGTTTATGGTCCAATGGTTAATTTAAGAAACGTATATAATACCTTAAAGAAATTAATTGAGAATGCAGGACTAAATGGAGTAGAACCATACTTTATGGATCCAGATGTCGGTGCAGCTCAAATGCCTCAATTACCTCCTAAACCACCAACGGAATTTGAGAAAGTAACATTAGCTCAAGTACAAGGTGAAAATCAAAGAGCACAGCTAAAAGCTGAAACTGAGGTTAAACGAATAGAAGCCATGATGAGACAAGCATTACTTGACTTTGAATTAAAAGTTAAAGAAATGGAATTACAATATGGTAGCAAAATAGATGAGCTTGAATTAAAACGAAGAAGTATGTTAGAACAAGAAGATCTCAAATCATCTGGTGGTTTGATGAAAGAGATAGTAAAAGGACAACAACAATTCTTTAATGATAAACAAAATGGACAAGCAAATCAGGGAGGGAAAGCGAGCAGCCCAACTCCTAGACGATCCCCTACTAAAACAAGCGTTTGAGGATCTACTAGAAACATATAAGCAAGAAATTTTTAATACAAGTTTTGCTGACGATGATAAACGTAAATCTTTATGGATGGCATATAATATGCTAGACAAAATTAAAGGTCATTTACAAACTATCATGGAAAGCGGAAAATTAGCTTCAAAAGATTTGGAGCTACTTCACAAACAAGGCTAACCTTTTAGGAGCCTTACACACGCCAACCAATCAACGAAAGGAGCGTTATGGCAGATAGTACTAATGTACAAGGTGCTGCTGATAAAATCAAAGGACTTCTGAATCCTGAACAAGGACAATCAGAACCTGAGAAAAAAGCAGAACCATCAGAGCAACCTCAAGAAGAAGTAAAAAAAGAGGAACCTTCAAAGGAGAGTCAATCATCGTCTGGTGAAACTCAAAAAGAAGAAGCATCTGAAAATACTGAGATCAAAGAAGAAACGCAAACAGAATTAGAGGAACCAAATCTCCACCGTGTTAAAGTTAGCGGTCAAGAGTTAGAAGTTACCCTCGATGAGCTGAAGGCAGGTTATTCTAGAGACTCGGATTATAGACAAAAGACTCACACTTTAGGCTTAGAGAAAAAAGATCTCGAAGCTCAAAAGTCAAGTCTTCGTCACAATTATGACACACGTTTAGGCGAACTAAATGATTTGATATCAACTGCTGATGGCTTTATCAGACAACAGCAAGGTAGCAAAGATCTACAAAAACTTTGGGAAGAAGATCCAACTTCTGCAGCCCGACTGGATTACCAGTTACGAGAACAAAACAGGCAGATTGACGACATGAAGTCCAAAGCTAAAGATGCTTATACTCAACAGTATAATGACTACCTTGATACACAAAGACAACTAGCAGCAGCAAGGATACCAGAATATAGTGACCCCGATAAAGCTGATAAATTTAAAACAGACATGAGAACTTCTTTAAGGTCTTATGGTTTTAATGATTCAGAAATTGGTAATTTAGCTGATCACCGTTTCTTAATGGTGATTAAAGATGCAATGGGATATAAATCTGTTAAAGATAAAAAACCTCTTGTTCAAAAAAAAGTAGTTAATGCACCCAAGGTTATTAAAGCTGGAATTGCTAAGTCAAATACAAGTTCAGGACGTGAAGCCATAAAACAAAAGATTGGCAAGTTGCGTAAGTCTGGTCATATTAAAGATGCCCAGTCTGCAATACTTGACATGATTAATCTTAAATCTCAACAAAAAAGGTAATAAACAATGGCACAACCAACAAATACGTTTGACACGTATGATAGTATTGGTGAAAGAGAAGACCTGTCGGATGTTATTTATAACATCTC